ATGACCGCCGCCATTCTGACCATCCTTGCCGCGTTGATTCCGTTTGCCATCTGGCTTTACCGCCAGAGCGCGGCAAGGAGGTCAGACCCTCTGGAACAAAACCGGAACCGTTATGAACAAATTGATGACGACCTCGCAAAAGGGAATGGCCTGCAGGCTGGCCTTCATGGCGCTGCTGATCTCGATGAGTTCGAGCGGCTGCAGAACGCCCGTCAAGGTAATCAGCGCGGATCAGACGTTACTCCGTGTCAACCAGGGAACGACCCTCACGGCACCCGTTGATGGTTGGTTCATGACCGACGCGTTGTATCAACGCTACCGTCGCGCAGTGGCCGACAAAATTTTGGAAACGCAACAGACGCAATAAAAGAAAGTTTCGGAAAGGAGTGCCAATGAATTCAGCCATAATACAACCAGCAACGCCAGCCTTGCAACGAGGACTGGAAAATGTTTCACCCTCTCCCGTTGCTATGGGAGAGGGAGGGGTGAGGGAAGATGCGCTTGGGCTGTCAACTGCTATGGGGATGACCCGGCTTCCAGGTAGGGCGGGGTGCCCGTCCGGAAGGACCTCCGTGCGCGCCGCACTAACTTGGCCCACGATTCCAATCAATCCGCTCATGCTCGCGGCAAGCCTCATCAACAAAGACCAAAACAAAACGAAACCCACAGCAGGATTCGCGCGATGCAGCCGGAAAGCAGGAAAATACTTCCACGCGCGCCAGCCATCGTTCCACTCCGTAGCATCTCGGCGTGAGCCGGATCATACTTCTTCCCGTCTCAACGTCGCAACCAGCGCAACCCACACCTCCATTCACGCCGGAGGTGTCCAATGAAATCATTTTTAGCCCAGGAAGCAGTACCTCAAGTCCCTTGGCCCGCAACCAGTACGTGGCTGTTGGGCGCAATCGGATTCATGGGAATCGTGTTGTTGATTCTCGGAGTGGTCAATCAAGCGCGCAAACTCTGGGGACGCCAGCCGCCCATCGACGAAGAGTTGGCGAATCTCGATGAAGATTTCGACAAACGCGAGCGCACCATCCGCTTCGATATCCAGGCCGGCGACGAACAGTTGGAGCAATTAATGGCCGAACTGCGGGCCGAGGTGGAATTCAAATTGGACGCGCTCGGCATTGAAAAGCAACAGCAGAGCAAGGACCTGCACGACAAGATCGATGGCCGGTTCATGCACATGCTCGAAAAAATGGAGGAGATGAAAGGGGAACTGCTGGTCGCCGGCCAGCGTCGCGGCAAGGAGATTCACGATCGCATCAACGAAGTCAGCGAACTCGTCGCCCGCGTGGACGAAAGGACAAAATCATGAACAGAACCCAGGAAATCAGACACGAATGTTTGTTGCAGCTCTATGGCAGCGGGAGCATTCCCATCTCGATCAATCACCTGCGCAAAGTCGCCAAACGACAAGGCTTTGACTACAGCGAATCCGAAGTGCGGGATCAACTGCACTTCCTGCGTGGGCAAAATCTGTGCGAGGAAATCACGGACCGCATCACGGGCGAAAATAAATATATCATCACCAGCGAAGGGATGTTGGCTTATGAGCAAAATGATTGAAGTTCGCTGGCACCCCAAAGGCAGGACTACGGACATGGAATTGCTTCCTGAACCGGTAAGAGAGCAGGTGAATCTCAAGATCCTCAACGGAACCAGCCTGCGCGCCATACTCGCGTGGCTCAGAGGCTCAGGCTACGGACAAATAACCTATATGAAACTCTGGTGGTGGTATCAGGCCAACTACCAGGCCTGGTTGAATCGCCGTGAGTTCTCCGCCGTATTTGGTGCGGAATCAACCGCCAGCAGTGCCAAACACCAAAACAAATCTCCACGATGAAAACCCGTATCAAAGAAAGAGTGGGGGACGGAATGCGTCGCCGCTGCGGCAAGATCGCCGGCCTGCCCAAGGATATGCGCGATCAGGTAAGCCAGCGCCTGCGCGATGGACAACATCACATCCAGGTCGCCGACTGGTTGGCTCAAAATGGCCATCCGGATATCAACCGGGCCGCTGTCGGCTCATGGTATCACGGTGGTCATCAAGACTGGCTGCGCGAACAGGAACGGTTGACCGAAATGCGCGCCCAAAGGGACTTTGCCTTTGAACTCGCCGCCCAACATGTCGGCGGCTCCGTTCAGGAAGCCGGCCTGCGTCTCGCCGCTTCTCAATTGTTCGAAGTCTTTTGCGACTTCGACGTGCGCACCTTGAAAAACATGGTCGCCCAAAAACCGGAACGCTATGCCGTCCTTCTCAACGTCTTCGAACGCCTGAGCAAGGGCTCCATCGACATCGAAAAATACAAAGCCAACGTCGCCGAACAAAAAAAGAAAATCGAAGCGGAATTGGGCAGAGCCAAATCAGGCCGCCCATTCACCAGGGAAACGATTCGCAAAATGGAGGAAGCATTGAATTTGATGTAATGAAACCTTAGTCCCCACAACGCCAAACCCCCGGGCGGGATGCCCGGCCTGAAACGGGCATCCCGCCAATAACAAAGACCGATTTTGATCACCACGCACGAGGTGTGTACACGAAAAATGAATAACACAGACAAATACTTTCTCCCGTTTCAAACCCGTTGGATCAACGACTCCTCACGATTGAAGATCGTCGAAAAATCCCGCCAGATCGGTTTCTCCTACTGCACCGCTTATTCCGCCGTTCGCCGCGTCGCTGCGGAGGAGGAGCGCCTCGACGTTTGGGTTTCCTCGCGTGATGACGCCCAGGCGCGGCTCTTTCTCGAAGATTGCAAGGAATGGGCCAGGACGATGCAGATCGCTGAACCGGACGCGGATGAAGTTGTCTTCGACTCCAAAACCGATTTTTCAGCTCATGTCCTGCAATTCAAAACCGGCCTGCGCATCTATTCCCTCAGCTCCAATCCCAACGCCCTCGCCGGAAAACGCGGCCATGTCATCCTCGATGAATTTGCCCTCCACGCCGACCAACGTCTTTTGTATCGCATTGCCAAACCAGTTACCACCTGGGGCGGGCAACTGGAAATCATCTCCACCCACCGCGGTGCGAACTCCGTCTTCAACGAAATGATCCGTGGGATCAAGGAAAACGGCAACAAAATGGGCTGGTCGCATCACAAGGTCACTCTCCACGATGCCATCGCCGAAGGCCTTGTGGAACGCATCAATGCGAAAACCGGCCGCAATGAATCTCGCGAAGCTTACCTCGCCCGCGTCGAATCCGAGTGCCTCGATCAGGAGCAATGGCTCCAGGAATATTGCTGCGTCCCTGCTGATGAAACCAGCGCCTTCATCACCTACGACATGATCTCCGGTTGCGAAGACGATTGCCTCAAGGATTTCAACTACCTGGCTGAATGCAAAAATCCCCTTTATCTCGGCGTCGATGTCGGTCGCAAGAGAGACCTCACCGTGATGGATGTGGGTGAAAAGATTGGCGACGTCATCTGGGACCGTCTGCGCATCGAGATGCAGGGCCGTACCTTTGCGGAACAGGAGTTTGAACTTGAACGTTTGCTTGCGCTTCCCAAATTACGCCGCGCTTGCATCGATGCCACTGGCATCGGCATGCAACTCGCCGAACGCGCCCGCGAACGATTTGGTTGGAAGGTTGAACCCGTGATGTTCACTGCACCCATGAAGGAGGAACTCGCCTTCCCACTGCGCGGTGCCTTCGAGGACCGCACCCTCCGCATCGCCCGCGATCCCCAATTACGCGCCGATTTGCGCGGCATCAAAAAGGAAATCACCACCAGCGGAAACATCCGGTTTGTCGGCGAAAGCGCCGACAGCCATTGCGATCGATTCTGGGCCAAAGCCCTCCGCCACCACGCCGCTGCCTATCGCGGCGGCGTCGGCGCCATGGTCGGCTGACGTAGCAGCACGCAACCCGCAACACGCAACAATTTTACCAACTATGAAATTACTCAAAGACATATTGCAGACCTGGAAATCCATCCGTAGCGGCACCTCACTCACTGAAGCCTGGTTGAAAGGGGAGGAGATGGACTCTCCAACACAAGGCACAACGCTGATATCACCGTTGCAACAAAGCACCTGGGTTTACTCCGCCGTCTCTGCACTAGCCACGAACGTGTCGCAAATCCCATTCTGCATCAGTCGCACTGGCCAACGTGATGGCGAACACGTAGTCACCGGACCCACCGCCGATTTATTTAAACGCCCGCACGAAAACCTCGACCGCTATCAATTCTGGGAACTCCTCGTCTCGTGGCTGCAATTGCGCGGCGAAGTTTTTGTCGTCGCACTCAATCGCGAAGGCCAGGTGATTCCAGTGCGGGAAGCGCGCGGCCGCAACACCATCGCCCAACTTCTCATTCTCTCACCACTGCGCTTCTGGCACATCATCGAAGGTGGAGAACTGGTTGGCTGGCGCTACACCGGCTTTGGCTACACCGACCCACCCATGGAATCGCAGGTTTTCCTGCCCGAGGAAATCATGCAGTTGCGCCTGCCCAATCCCTATGATTTCTGGCGCGGCTTGTCCCCACTCGCCACCGCGTTGCTCGCCGCCCAGACCGACTACGCCTCCGCCCAATATATGAAAGGCCTGATGCTCAACAACGCCGACACAGGCCTCATTGTCACCACCGATCAGCAAATATCACCGGAGCAGCGCGAAACCGTGGTGGCCGCCCTGAATCAACGCAAACGCAAAGCCGGCACCGCTGATCGCCCGCTCTTTCTTTGGGATGGTGCAAAGGTTGAACGACCAATGGCCACGAGCGCAGATATGCAATTCCTCGAGAACCGCAAACTCAATCGCCTTGAAATCGGCGCAGTCTTCCGTGTGCCGCCCACCGTCATGGGCTTCAGCGAAGATGCCAATCGCGCCGTCGCCCAGCAGGAACGCTTCAATTTCATTGAACAAACCATCCTGCCGCTCTGCGCCCGCCTCGAAGCCTTTGTGGAACCCATCTTGAAGTCTTTCGGCAACGATCTCTGCGGTTGGTTCGATGCCGATTGCCTGCCCATCATGCAGGAAGCCCGTCGTGAACGCGGTGATGCCGCCGCCAAATTCTTCGCCATGGGCGTGCCACTGAATGACATCAACCGCGCCTTTGATTTGGGCCTGCCACAATATCCGTGGGGTGCCACCGGCTATTTGTCGAGCACCCTCCAACCCATCGCCGCCGCAAACCAGCCTGCCAGCAAGAGCAAAAAACCCGCAGAATCAGACGTCTTCTCCCGCCTCCTCTCAAATCTGGAACATGACTCCGGTGATCAGGCTTCGATTCGCCCTACCGGCCTGCGTGAACTCAAAAGCAAGCTGAGCCGCTTCTTCTTCGAGCAACGTGGACGCGTATTGGGCCTGCTGCAAACCACGGTCCCAACCGCCGGCCTGCAAGTTCAAGGTCTGGATGACGAACATCATCAAGCCGTGTGGAAGGTGCTGGCCCGAACTCTTGCCGAAGAGATTTTCGATGTGGAGACGGAGACCAAGGAGCTCATGAATCGCTTGCGCTCCGTCATGACCGCTCACGCCGGCACGCAGGTCGGCGAACAGATTTTACTCGAGCGCACGGAGGCATTGACTGAAGTCAATTACCTGACGTTCGAAAGAATTAAAGAGTCGCTGGAACTAGGCCTCAGGCGTGGTGAAAACCACGCGCAACTGACCGAGCGACTCAAACCTATTTTCCAGGATGCGGCGGATTGCCGGGCCGGAGCCATCGCCCTGAGCGAAATCAAAGCCTGGTCGCAAGCCGGCCAGGCTCCCACCGAGCTCCGCAGCCACGAGCAACCGCACATCCTGGATAACGATTTCCAAATCAAGGAGGGCGCAAATGAGAACTGAGCGAAGATTTCAATTGGGTGCCGCCGAGGAAGCCTCATCCAGTCGCGCCGACCGGGCCTTGAAGGCTTACGTGGAGAATCACCGCCGCGTGAAGATGGCAATGATAGATTGCTTCGCCGGTTACATGTTGGTGTTCCGGGCAATCAAGGCCTCCGTCACCGACCCTCAAGCCATTCGCAAGGCAACAAAAATTCTCGCTGCCAGACGCGGCGCCTTCAAACAAGCCCTCGCCGTTTACCTGGCCAGCTACGTCGCCTGGAACGAAGCCCTCAAAACCAGCGCCAAAAACTGAAATCAGAAAACATCCAAAATGAAACCCACGACAGCAACCGCGCAGCAGCTCTCTCCAGGTAGGGCGCGTCACTCCGTGCGCGCCGCACTGACATCGTCCGGGACCCTGTCATTTCAACTGCATCCATCCGCGTACGCGACCCATGATCCAATCCAACCGCCAGGCACCTTCACTCGCGTAGCATCTCGGCGTGAGCCGGATCAAACTTCTCCCCGTCCCCGAGGCCCAAAGGGCCGGCTTTATCTTAGCCCAGCCCAACGGGCTGTGGTTAGCCCGCAAGGAATTCCCCCGCTTCGGCCCGCGATCTCAAACAGCTCCGCTCACGCATCCGAAGCGGAACCAACGACGACACCCGCGCAACGTGCAGTAATCCACGACGCCACCCCAGCCGGTTCCCCCTCTCCCTTTGCAATGGGAGAGGGCGGGGTGAGGGAAAATGCGCCCAGACTTTCCGTAACTCTGGGGATCTCCCACAAATCCAATCCAGTTTGAAACCTTCACACATCACCCATCACATCCCCAATGAAACCACTCAACGAATCTGAATTTAACGGCCGCCTCATCAAACTCCACAACGGCCAGCTCGGCCTGCGCGGCCAGGTCGCCGTGCAGGTCTCCGTCCCCGACGATGCCGCTGGCGATTGCATCGACATGCGCGCCAGCGACGAAACCCTCGACCGCTACGACGAAGTCATCAAAGCCTCCGGTTGGATGCTCGATAACTACGTCAAAAATCCCGTCATCCAAAATTGCCATCAATATGGCGACATCATTTTCACCATCGGCAAGGCATTGAAAACCGAAGTGCGCGGCAACACCCTCGTGCAACGCTGGCAATTCGCCACCGATGTGAATCCGATGGCCAAGATCGCGTATGGACTTTACAAGGGCGGCTACCTCAACACCTCCAGCGTCGGCTTCATCCCGCTCGATTGGACCAATGGCACCAGGGCAGGGGAACCGTCCCGCACTTATTTGAAACAGGAGTTGTTGGAAACTTCCGCCGTCGGCATTCCCGCCAATCCGAATGCCCTCGCGCTCGCGTTGAAATCCGGCGCGATCGAAAAGTCCGACCTGCGCGAAACCGCCGCGCTCCTGAAACACTTTTGCAATGATCCGGCAGACTCCAGTACCGACGCCCGCGCCAGGGGAACCGGAGTCGATGTGGCGCAGTTGTTGCAGTTGAACCGGCAATTAACCGAAATCCGCTCGCTGCTGCAGCGGGCCTAACCAATAGCCAAATAACCAAAGAGAAAATTCAGTTTATGGAAAACACAATCGTTGAAGAGTTCCGCACGGGACTCAAGGAAATCAAAAGCGGCGTCGAACTCACCAAGAACGACATTCGCACCACCGCCGAAAGCATCAAGAGCTTGCAAGAGGACACCACCCAGTTGCGCGGCGACCTCGACCGTCTGCGCCGCCAGCAGCTGAACGGCGGCGGCAAGCCCAAGCTCCGCGCCGGTGAAGCCGTCTCCGAGGAATGCGCCCGTTGGTTCGGCGCGCTCGCCTTTGCCGGTGCCGAAGTGCAAGGCAAACTCCAGGGCAATCCCCGGCGCGATGCCATCACGCACATCGCCCGCGAAGTGCTCGGCCTCGAAACCCGCTCCGCCATCACCAGCACGGACATCCCATTGCCCATCGTCTACGTCGGCGAAGTCACCGAACTGGTTTACAAATACGGCCAGTTCCGAAAGTACGCGACCGTCTATCCCATGAGTGTCGGCACCGTGAAGTTGCCGCAACTCAAAACCTCGCCCGCCTTCGGTTTCATCAACCAAAGCGCGAGCATTCCTGAGAAGTCGCCCCAGATCAACTTCGTCACCTTCACCGCACAGAAAGCTGGCGGCATCGTCCGCATCCCGAGCGAGATTGACGAAGATGCCGTCGTGCCGCTGGGCCAGTTCATCGCCCGCTACGTCGCCCGTGAAACCGCCCGCTGGGAGGACACCGTCGGTTACCTCGCGGACGGCACCGGCACTTACAACAACATTTCCGGCATCGGCAAGTATGCCGTCACCGGCGGCCTCGTGCAGCAGACCGCCACCACCAAAACCAAGCCGAGCGACCTCACGATCGCCGACTTCCGCAACGTGCGGGCGAAGGTCAACGGTGCCGCGCTCTTCAACTCCGCTTACTACTGCCATCCCTCGATGGAGGCCTTGCTGGTGGCCTTCAACACCTCCGCCACCGTAACGCCTTACATCGCCAACGGCCCCGGCGGACCCACGCTCGACGGCTTCCCCGTGCGTTGGGTCGGCGTGTTGCCGGTCTATGACCAAAATGCGCACGTCAACCAGGTGCAGGCCCTGTTCGGCGACCACAGCTTTTGGTTCCTCGGCGAACGCTCCATGCTCAGCGTGGAGATCTCGCGCGACGTCTATTTCACCACCGACGAAATCGGCATCCGCGCCCTCGAACGATTCGATGTCGAAGCCATGGCCACCGACGCCATGGCCGCGATCCAATTGGCAGCCAGCTAGGCTGCGTATGTAGGTAACCCACGGGCCGGCGACGCCGCGAGTCGCCGCCGGCCCCCTTTAAAATCAATATTGAGACTTGAACCAATGCAACCCACACCAGCTTTCGCGCAGCAGCCATCGTTCCACTCCGTAGCATCTCGGCGTGAGCCGGATCAAACTTCTCCCTGTCCCCGAGGCCCAAAGGGCCGGCTTTATCTTAGCCCAGCCCAACGGGCTGTGGTTAGCCCGCAAGGAATTCCCCCGCTTCGGCCCGCGATCTCAAACAGCTCCGCTCATGCATCCGAAGCGGAACCAACGACGACACCCGCGCAACGAACAGCAACCCAATTAGCCCAGACCCCAACGCGACAAGCCTCAAAGCCTTAGCCAAAAACCAAAAATTAAAAATCTTTTTCCAAATGAACAAACCCACTTTCCTGCCAATCCTGGCCGCCGTTTTTCTATCCTCCATCTTCCATCCTCAATCCTCATCACTTGGCGCCACCATCACCGGCACCATTGTCAACACCGCCGGCCTTCCACTGGCCACCAACATCACCTTCACCCCCTTAAGCACGCCGCAGGTAAACGGCACCAACCTCGTTTCCTCCACTATCAACACCATCACCAGCAGCCCCAACGGCGGATTCACCAACATTCTCAATGCCGGCGATTACAAAGTGACCATCGGCGCCGCCGCGCGCGATTCCTTTGTCATCACCGTCCCCACGAATTCCGGCACGTTCCAGATGAGCACACTGATCACCTCCGCCCTGGCCTACAACAGTTCCGCCGCACCCGCGTATGAATTCAAACTGAACAAAGGGCAAACAAACGGCTACCCGGCACTGGACGGCAGCGCACACGTCCCGACGACGCAACTCGGCAGTGGCACCGCAGGCACGAACACCTTTCTGCGCGGCGACGGTGCCTGGGTGACCGGCGTCGCGCGTTTGCCGGATGCCACGAACATCTTCAACGCGTTGAATCCATGGCAGCCAAATGCCAATTCCGGCGGCATCATTGCCACCAACCCCGTGACCATCCAGGCCGCAAATGATGGAACCTGGCCCTCGTTGGAATTTTCATTATACGATTACTCTGTCCCTTACCAGTTCGCGAGCGCCTCCCTGCACATGGATGATTTGGGCGAAACCGTCCTCGCTTCCTCCGTGCCCTATTGGGCTCAGCAAGGCATTTATCTAGGCGGCGGCTCCAACCCCAAACTCACCGCGGACAATATTGGCGGATTACTCCTGGACGGCAACCCCCTAAGGGCAAACGATCCGGCCGCCTTACAAGCTGCAAATAATCTTAGTGATGTGGCGAGTAAGAGTGCGGCGGCACAAAAGGTTGGGGTGTATCCGCTAATCCAGTCCGGTAGTTCATGGGGAGGATTTGCCGCAGCAACACCCTCGTACGTTAGACAACTAGGGCTAATGGATAATGGTGGTGGAGTTCCATATCTTGTATGGTCTAAATCTACATCTCAAGGTGATTGGCAGGGTGGATTTGCATTTTACGGACAATGCCAGTTCGGTGACCCAACCCACATGAACCCAACCCGCGATGTTGCAGAGTTTAAATTCATCGTCAATGGCACCGGAGCAACCCAAGACCCTGCAACATTATCATCCCCTGCTGACAACGTTATGCGCTGGAAAAACCAATGCAGAACGCACTTTTCTGCCACTGCTTGGGATTCGTGCGACGCTGACGGATTGGGTGAGCGTGGCGCAATGGGGTATGGGAATTCCGCCTGCCCAATATATGTCAAACTAAACTATCTCGAATCATACGGTACATTAAGCAGCTTTCTGTTCGCTGGCAGCGGTTACATATATTCCGGAATGGAAAAACTTTCTGGCGACTTCGTGCGATACTCTTCCAACACCACAACCGACGATGTATCAAGAGTGACCTACCGCGTAAAATCCACAGGAGAAACCAGGCAGAATGGGGATAGCTATGTGCAAGGTATCATTCGAGCTGGAACTGGAGTGTTAAGTGGCGGTGGATATCCGATAACCACAACCGATGGCCATCTAAACACGCAATACTTGGATCCAACTCAGACTGCTACAATCAACCGAACACTTTTTAACACTAAGGGCACTCCCGCAAATCCTGCAATTGATATTGCTCTCAACGCGACTGGATTCGACGCTCAAAATTATAATTTGAACGTTGATGTTGGCGGATTGCCCAAGCTGACGTTTGACTCAGGCGGGACATTTGCGCGATTTACCAACGCTTGTTCAGTTGGATTTGGAGGCACTCCCAATACAACATGCGCCCAGGTGGACATTCAATCCACTACCAAGGGGTTGTTGCTCCCTCGCCTGACGAAAGCCCAGCGGGACGCTATTTCTTCTCCGGTTGCTGGTCTGGCTATTTATCAGACAGACAGCACACCAGGGCTTCGTGTTTACAACGGTTCAACCTGGATGAGGTACACAGAAACAGCTGATTAAACATGTTTAACAAACCAAAATCTCCTTTGGCCGCGCGGAAACTGCTTGGTGTTTTTGAGAGGCCAGTCGTAGAAATGGCCAGACGCATTCAGTCGAGCATCAAAGAACCTTTCAAATTGCATACGCTCCTCGCTGAGAATTCTCTCAACCCACGCCTGTGCGGGCCTACATCCAACTCCGTCAACGGCTTGGTCATAAACGTAGGCAGTCTCTTCGGCTTTAGGCAAGAACTGCGGATCATCAGAGTCCGAGCATTCGGTTTCCAAAATCAAATGGTCACTACACTGACAAGATTCACGCAAGGACCGCTCTGGTGTCTGCAAATGATACAGCACTCCAAAGTGAATAATAATGTCATAATGCTCTTTGGAAGGAAGTCCTTGGTTCAGATCGTGAGTGATTGCTTTCAAACTTGGATAGCGCTGAACCAGCATTCGGGTGTTGTCTTTCCTCCCTTCAACGCACGTGACTTTGGCGCCGAGCATGGAAAAGAAATGGCCAATATCACCATGACCGGCACCCAACTCCAAAAGCGTCTTTCCATAAAAGAACTGATGGCCGTAGTGATCGAGGATCATCTGAATGCGTTTTGCGCGCCATTCCTCATACCCGCCTTGAAAATGAGACTCAAGCTTGCCAGAGAGCTTTTTAAGTTGATAGCGAGCGTAGTTTTTAATTCCTGTGCCCATTTCCTGAGCATAAGGCCATAGATAACCATTTCCAGAAAATAATACACGTCACCTGTCCCTAACCCAAAATTCCCATGACCCCACTTACACAACTTACCACTTTGAAAGCCCGCTTAGGCCTGGATGCTTTCGACACCAAAGACGATGCCTTGCTGACCAATGCCCTCAGGGGCTTATCCCAGCGCATCGAAAGCGAATGCAATCGTTCCTTCGAACGACAGACCGGCGCCACCTTCGACTTCCGCGCCTGTGAAACCGAAATCTGCGTGGACCGCTATCCCGTCGACGCTGTCACCGGGTTCGCCATTAAAACCTCCGAAGCCGAGGGCTGGGTGTTCGACTTTCCGGCACCGCAATACTTCATCAGCCCGGCACGCAGCGTGATCGAACTCGAATCGCCCCTCGGCTCCTATCGCCAGTTGGGACGCGTGATCTTCAATGGCGGCTACGTGTTGCCCGGAAATCCCGTGAACGCAGACCAGACCGCGCTGCCAGACGATTTGGAACAAGCCGTCATCGAGCAGGCCGCGTATTGGTATCAGCGCCGCAATCAGCTCGGACTCATTTCCATCTCGGGTGATGGCGGCAGCATCCAGCAATTCCGCTCGCTGGATCTGCTGCCAAATGTGCAGGCCGTGGTGCGCAACTACGAGCGGTTCATGATGTAATCAACCGGACCCAAAGGAGGCAATATGATCGATGCAAAAATTCAACAGGAAGGCCGCGAACTGCTTTTCGAAGAGTTGGCCAAACTGGACGCGACGATCCAGGCCAACGCCCTGGTCGGTCTCAAGCGCGGATTGCAAATGGCCGTGAGCATCGTGCAACGAGACTTCCTGAGCGGCCCGCGCCCAACCAAACTTGATGCCGTCACCGGCCGGCTGCGCAACAGCATCACGAGCATCGTGGAAATTGATGGCAACCAGGTCATTGGAACCCTTGGCTCCGAGGCGCCCTACGCGGCCTTTCATGAGTATGGCTTTCATGGAGTGGAACAGGTGCGCGGCTTTGAACGAAGACTCTCCCGACTCGCGACCACGCGTGGCGGATTCGTCGGCCGGGAGCAAACTCACGTCGCTGGCCGAAGCGCGGGCACCGTGCTTGTGCGTCCCCATCAACGCCGCGTCGATTACAACGGCCGCCCCTTCATCGCACCTGGATTGGAAAAAGCCATGCCTTTGATCATGGCCGAAATTCAAAAGGAACTCTGACCCTCAACTTTCATCCTTCAACACTTCATTTCAATGAGCGACTCAATAAAAAAGCAAATCATGGACAAGGTGCTCGCGGTGCTGGAACCGATGCATGCGGGCGGCCTGGTGCGCAGCATCACCCGCGAAGTCGATTTAACCATCAACGCCCCGGCACGTCCCGCTTTGCAAATCTACGACGGCCCCGAACGCCTGACCAACAAGGACACGCGCGGTCGCACCTTCCACTTCGACATCGCCGTCAAAGTGCTCGTGGAAAGCCAGCGCGATTTGGGCGCCGCGAAGGATGCCTTGGTACCCGAGGTCCAGCGCCTGCTCGAAAGCAATCTCCAACTGGGCGGCCTCGCCGTAATCGTCGATGGCGGCGAAGAAGTCCCTTTCATCAGCGAAGTCCAGAAGCCACTCGGCGGCTCGCTGGTCATGTACACCATCCAATACCGCCGCATCCTGGGTGATCCCACCACGACTTATTAGACACGCAACACAACTCATTAACCGTTCCCAATCCAAACTCACGTTATATATGGAAATTACAGAAATCGGCCTTTTGGCCATCAGACAGGAATTTACTTACGGGGTGGATGCTGCGCCTGGCGGGTCCAATGTCATCCCGGTCGTCGGGGATTCGTTGACGTATGAAGTCCAGTCCACCGCAACCGATCGCAAGGCCATGGATGGCACGCTCGATCGTGTTGCGGGATTCAACAGCATGCCGCAAGTCACGTTAAAGTTCAGTTATGAGTTGCGTGGCAATGGCACGATCCAAAACGGGTACAGCACTAATCCCATTGAAATCGATCCCTTGCTCCAGGCGGCCAATTTGAGCTCGGCTTATATTGCGGAATCAGAGTATGAGGCTGGCGATGGCAACGTCGGTTATACGCCCGCCATTTATACGGATGCCGGGCCGGGCGTGACCTGCTGCTGGTGGTCCGGCCAGAAGTTGCACCGGTTGGTGGGCGGCAAGGTGGACCTGAAACTGACTTGCGAGGTGGGCAAAATGTTCATCCTCGAGTTCACTGTGATCGGCAAGTATTCGTCGGTTGTGGATGCCGCGCTGCCGCTGGGGGTCTCCTTTAACAGCATCAAACCACCATTGGTGAATGGCTCGATGTTCACGCTGGGTGGCTTATTCCCCATCCTCAACAAGTTTGAGTTTGAGCTCGGCAACCAAATCAAGATGCGCAAGAGCTTATCCAGCCCTGATGGTGTCGCCGGTTTTGTCATTGCCGGACGCGCACCAAAAGGTCGCCTGGACCCGGAGTCGACGACGATCACTTCTCAGCCATATTGGGCAAAATGGAAAAGTTCAACCCTCATCCCCATAGCGGTTATGTCCTCAACTCAACCCGGGAACAACTTTAGCCTAAGCTTCAACGCCGCCGAACTGAAGAGCGTGAATTACACCGGCCGCGACGAGTTGCGCATTCATCAGGTAGAATACAATCTCGTTCGCAACGGCGGCTCGCTCATCAGCCTTTATTTCTTATAAACCACCAACACAAAAGGAAATCATCATGGAAATCACCTCACTCGGTCTATTGACCATTAAAGCTGAATCGACCTACGGCACCGACGCGGTGCCGACTCTGGCAGCGAATCTCATTCCTCCCATTGGCGATTCCGTCTCGTGGAACGTGCAATCGACACCCGTCGATCGCAAACTCATGGACGGCACCCTGGACAATCTCGTCGGCTTTAACACGATGCCGAACGTGAACCTCAAGTTCCGTTATGAACTCCGGGGTAATCGCACCGATGGCACCACGGCGGACATTTCGTCTGGCAACAGTGCGCATGCCATCGAAATCGATTCGTTGTTGCAAGCCGCAAATTTGAATCCCACCTACACCGCGGAAAGCACCACCGGTTCGCGCAATGGTTACGTTGTCTATCAACCAAAAGTTTACAGCGGCGTCGGTCCCAGCGTGACCTGCTATTGGTACACCGCCCTGAAGTTGCACAAACTCGTCGGCGGCAAGGTCAACGTGGAAAAAATCACCTGGGAGGCCGGCAAGATTGTAACGCTGGATATCTCCATCACGGGCAAGTACGTCGCTCCGATTGACAACAACTTCCCCACCAGCGGCACCACCTTCCTGGCGACCAAACCACCCTTGTTCGACACCGCATCCGTTTCGATTGGCTCCTACAACGGCGCTGTCCTGAGCCAGCTCACCGTCGATCTCGGCAACAAGGTCAAATTGCGCAAGAGCGCCATCGATGCCGACAGCATCGCCGGCTTCGTCATCAGCGGCATGGACCCGAAAGGGACCTTGGACCCGGAAAGCGTGGCTGAGGCAACGAATCCCTTCTGGGCCGATTGGCGCAATTCCAATGTGAAGACCATCACCGTCACCACCGGCGGCACGACTGCCGCCACTTCCGGCAACCAGTTCACTGGGACATTCGTATCGGAATACAAAGGCCTTCCATACGGAGCCCGTGACGATGTGCGCATTCTCCAAGTGGCCTTCAACATCGTCAAAGCGGATTTGACTGGAGCCGCCGGCAGCCAGTTCCAATTAAAATTCTCCTAACCACAACCAGGGCGGGGAAGTGACTAACCTGCCTCTCTCAACTCGCAACTCTCAACCACAATGAAATCCCAACTCTCAACCACCGACTCTCAACTCGTCACCATTGCCGACCACGACGCCGGCTTCAAGGAACTCGAAGTACTTTACCGCAACGGCAAACGCGAAAACATCAAACTCACCGCGCCGACCTATCGCCACGCACAGCAGATCGCGTTCAAATTGTCACAGACCAAAAATCCCCTGGTCATCACCGAAGCCTGCCTGCCCGCGGAATTCCAAAAGGATGTGGAACGGTTTCTCGGCCGCCTGACTCCCGAGTTCGGTGCCCTGGTCGAAGCCACCTCTTTCGCGTTGACCTTTGGCAGTGAGTTTCAAAAAAAAATGCTGCAGGTGGGCGAACGGCTGATGCAGGCGATGGCCTCGACGGACTCCGTGCCGAACTCGCTCTCGTCGCTGCCGGATTCCAGTCCTGCGAAGTCAGACGATTCTCACTTCCCAAGTTGCGAATCTACTTCCAGCTCACCCGCGAGCGGCAAATCCAACTCGACCTCCGACGCGTCATCATCGCCAGTTGCAGCGGCATGACCGGCGACGGCATCAAACAGATATATCACCAAATGGAAAATGAGTTGCGGGATCTTTCCACCGACAACTCCCAACCTTCAACCGGCGAAACCTGGGAACCACCCAGCCTGGAGCGGATCAAAAAGCGGATGGGCATGATGACATAAATAAGGACAAGGATGAACACCTATAATACACAAATAAATATTGCCATGCAGGTCGCGGGCGATGGCGCGAAGAAGGCAGGAGACGATCTTGCCGAATTGGAGAAGAAGACCAAGGCTAGCGAGGAAGCCTTCAAGAAAATGAAGGAGCAGGCGGAATCCGCGATCAAAGTGCTGGAAGGCATTCATAAGCTGATGGAGATGTACACCGCTCATGAAAAGGTGGTGGACCAGCTCAATGGTGCCCTTCGCCTTTCCGGACAATACTCGCAATCCTACTCCCGGGAGTTGCAGGAACAAGCCGAAGCCCTCAGTCGCGTCACCACCGCGTCCGATACGACAATCATGAAAGTGCAGGCGCTGCTCTCCTCCTTCGGTGCCACGAAGGAGGAGATGCCCGGGCTGACCAAGGCGGTCCTGGACTTCGCCGCTGGGACCGGAAAGGACGTCGTGACTGCCGCACAGGATTTGGGTAAGGCAATTTCCGGGCAGGAAAGTTCCCTGAGTAACCTGGGGATGAAATTCGATAAAACTGCCGGCCAGGGCAAAAATCTTTCCCAGGCAGCCGAGCTGATTGAGTCCAAATTCAAAGGGATGGCCGAGGCTGCCGACCATTCATCCGGTGCCAAGGTGGAAGATCTCGATAAGGCGTGGGAACATTTCAAAACCACGCTGGGCGGCCTCGCTGCCGACGGTTTAAAACCTGTCATCGAGGGCGTGACCTTGCTCTTAAACCAAACCTCCGATTTGTTCAAGGAGGGATCACAGGCCAGCGAATACGCCAAGTATTTTATCGAGTTTGCGGCGGGTGTCGCTGCCACTACCGCTGCCATTAACACTTTCAAGATGGGCTGGCAGCTCGCCAGTGGCGCCGCGATTCAAGAAATCGGCGCATTGCGTGGTGTTCTCGGCGCTCTGCCCCAGGCCATTCCCATCGCCATCACCGTTGCGGCTACCATTCAAGTCATCCGCGCCGTGCAGGAAGGCGTCGCCATGAAAAAGGCGTTTGATCAGGAGAAAAACTCGGTGGACCAGGGATTGGGAGGGGCTGATAAACAGCGTCAGGGATTACAGAATGAAATTCAAAAATATCTCCAGGAACATCCGGAGGAAAAGCATAAGGTCGCGGGATGGTTTGGCCTGATCGGTGATAACTTCCAGGACACGGGCGACAGCCAGACTGATCTGGAAAGTCGTCAGAGGGTTCTGAAATCGGTTCGCGAAGGCCTGGTCCGAAATCAACAAAGATTTTCTGCCGCTTCAAAAACTTCAACTGCTGCCACCGCCTCTGCTGCTGACCCGACAGATCCATTTTCCGTGGGCGACTTCGGCTTTGGTGTGCAGGATCCACTTGGGCCGCAGTTGCCCATTCCACTGGATACCAATGCAGGTTCCGATACCGCCATTCAGCAGGCACAAGCCACCGAGCAAAAAATAACCGAAATTAAAAAGGAAAACCTGCAGGTGCGTCAGCAAGATACCGAACAATGCTGTGCCGATGAGCAACAGGCAAATGCAGCAGCCCAGACTGCCATCGCGACGGCCACAGATCAGACCACCACAAAGATAAAGGCAAACAACCAGGCGCAGAAGCAGAGCTTTGAGGACATTGATGCCGAAGTGAAAAAGATCGCTGTGACGGCCGAAAACAGTTTTGCCAGCGGCCTTTCCCATGCCTTCATGTCCATCATTGATGGCTCAAAATCTGCCGGCGACGCCTTCAAGGATTTTGCCAAAAGTTTCCTCTCTCAAATAGCGGAGATGATCATGCAAATGCTGATCCTCGATGCGTTGAAATCAGTGCTTGCTTTTGGGGACGGTGGGCAGGCCGCGAGTCCCGCAGCCAAAGGGGGCATGTTTCCTTTCACCGCCGCCGCCACTGGCGTCATGCTCGCCGCGGCCGGGGTTCAAGGCGTCAACGACGTCAACGGCCCCACCTACTTTCCCAAATTCAATGTGCTCGCCGGTGAAGCCGGCCATGAAGTCATGACCGTCATGGCCAAACCTCAAATGGGAAACATCGACGGCATGCCGGTCATACTTGGCAATGTCGGCCCGGAAAAACTCGCCGTTCTCTCGCAGGCCAATCTCAGCCGCATGGTGCAAGGCAGCGGCAAAGCCACCTTTGCTGCCAGCGGCTATATGACCGCTGGCGTCAGTGAAACCGGCCTCAGCGTCAGCCGTCAAACTAACCAGCCCGATGGCCGCATCGTGGTGGAATTGACTCCTCATCCCGCCTACGAAACCCGCATCATCGAAAACTCCATCCAGGGCGCCCGCGTCGCCGTCGCTTCTGACCTCGCCACCGACACCCCCATCCGCAACCAGGTCAAAAGCGTGTTCTCCTGAACTCCAACGCTGAACACTTACCATGTCCTCCGCATTAATAAACACGGTGACCAACCAGGTAGGGCGTGGTGCCCGTCCGGAAGGACCTCCGTGCGCGCCGCACTAGCAATGCCCGGGATTCCAATCAAACTACAATCCAGATCGCGTATGCGACCCACCACTCCTTCTCCCGCGTCCCATTGAAAACCGACAACTGAAAATCCTATGTCCAATTTTATCTACCCCTTGGGTATCATCGATAAACAAAAGGTCACCCTGCTAAACACGGTGGTCTCCGATCAATTTGAAGATGGCACCACGATGACCCGCCTCCTCTGGTCACCCCAAAACTTCAAACGCAAATTCGACATCACCCATGGCCCGCTCACGCTGGCGGAATACCGCTACCTTCGCAGTTTCTACAGCCAGCGCAGCGGCATGTTCGATTCCTTCTGGTATCGCGATAATGTGAACCGCAAAGGAAATGCCAGCGTCCGTTTCGCCAGCACGTTGGCCGATGACCACGACGGCGTGCTCTTCAACACGCAGATCACCCTGAACGAAGTGGCTGCCATTCGTACCCTGCCGGAATGGGATGAAGTCTCCATGGCAGCGAGCTCCGCGCCCATCTTGTGGTATGATGCCAACCGGGAATTCTATTTAAGCCACGCTGGCAACCTCATCACCGAACCTGCAGTTTACGATTCCGCCAATCAACATTATCCCGGCACCTGGACTGCCGGCTCATCATTGATCCTGGATGGCAGCGCCTCACAGTATCAATCCTACTCCTTCACTGGTGGCAATTGGTCTGATTCCCCCAGGGTCGTTGAATTGGCAGCTGGGAAACCGGGCTGCACGATCTTTGCATTCTGCCGTCATTCCTCGCCGGTTGCCGTTTACCGGGAGCTGCTTTTTTCTCTCGGCGTCGAAGGCACCAATAAAGGCATTGGTCTGCAACTGGGTGCGGAAAATTACTACGCCCCATGGATTGGAACCGATGAACCTTTCTACACCTGCCGGTTTGTGAACGATCCGCCCGATACCTGGCGCAGCATTGCCGTAACTTTCCCCACCGGTGCGGATGGTGCGAGCATGTATGTGAATGCCGTCGCCATTCCCAATACCGATGGCGTGGGCCGCGCCTATCAACCAGGGCCAGCAGTGTTCGGCACTTCTCCCAGCCACAATTACCCCGCCAATCCGGCTGCTGCCGTGACCAACGCCAACATGGCCCACGTCATGGTCTTCAACACCGCCCTGACTGTCGACCAAATCAAAGCCCTGCATAACCTGCTCGGCTATCAATACGGCCTTTCGATTATTTCTTAACCCGCAACCCGCAACACCGGACCATGAAATCCCTCACCTCTCCCGTAACCACCCAGCGCGATGCCACCCAAAGCGGCTGGTGCGAGCTCTACGATTTCTATTTAAAGAGCACCATCACCACACCCTTTGGCCCCACCAGCGTTCTGCGCCTCACAAGCAATCCCGCCGGCCTGAGTTTCTTCACGCCGAAAGTTTCTCCCGAATCCCCGGCCACCCGGGGCAACGCGCAAAACTACAGCTTTTGGCCGCTCAAACGTCAAATTATCAAAGGCTCCAACAAATTCACCAACGACAAGCTCGCCATCGCCGCCAGCAATGTTTCCCAGTGAATGGGCACAAATGCTGGCCGATGTGGATTGGGAAGCGGTTCCCGTCGTGATCCGCAAGGTGAGCACCACTGTCAGCAATCCCACTGCCGACGATTGCGCCATCATTTTCTCAGGCTCGATTGATTCCGTGAAAGTCACCAACGCATTATTGACGTTCACCGTCAGCAATGATTTCGGCACTTTCAACGTCCTCGCCCCTCGTGAGAACATGCACGCCAACTGCCGGTTCAACTGGGGCGATGATCAATGCACCATGATCCGATTTCTTTCCCCCAATTATAAAACCAAAACGGTTGGCTCCGGATCGACCACCGCAAATGTCAAAAGTTCCGGCCTTACCGAGGACACCGGCACCTCCGGCAGCTATGGCACCGATCTGGTGGCCGCTCGCCCGGACGCTTCGTTTACTGCCTCATCATTTGATACCGCCTGGGCGGGCGTCCCTGTTGATTGGACGATCTTTCCTGCCACTCCCTTTAATACGGCATTTTCCTATTTTGGCTTCTCCAGCGGCAGCCATTCCTTGGGAGTCGGCCAACAGGTAAAGTTCAATATCACCGGAGTACCTGGCGATGGCTCGGCGATGCCGGGCGGTCTGACGGCCAATGTTTACTACTATGTTGTGAAAACTCAATATGGCTATTACCAGATTTCAGCTACCTCGGGAGGAACTGCCATACTGGTCAGCAGCACCGGTAACCTGGTCACTGCCACGGCTCAAAGCGGCTTCGGCCCCGAACAGGTAAAGTCTGGCAATCCCGGATTCTGGCGGCTCTCGCCCGCGGCCGGCGATTGGGGCGCCAACATCCAGGGTTACTGGCAGCTTCCGGACACCATGAACGGGCGCAGAAGTCCTTTGCTCACGCCTTACATCCAGATTGATTTCGGCACCACACCAGTTTCGCCCAAATTGTGGCAGCTTCAAGGCCGTAGTGATTCAGATCGCGAGGAACTGCCGCGCCTCATCTTCTTTTATTCCAACAGCTCCAGTGACTTCAGCACTGGCGCCGTCTTCGAAGGCTACTTTGAAATGCCACCCGGCATTGGTCAGCTCTATGACGTGCTCCTGCCCATTGCCAGCACCGCCCGTTACTGGCGGATTTGCGTGCGCACTCGCTGGTCGGACACGCAACGTTTCTCACTCTTCAAGCAGGTTTCCGCCTACGCCGGTTCACGCCACTATTGGCAGGACGGCCAGATCACTTTTGCCGGCAACACCACCACCGCCGGCCTGCGTAATGTCAGCCGGGCAGTGCGTGAGAGCTACCTGGGTGAACTCATCTGCGCGCCGTTGCCCATCGCTCCGGTGAGTGGCGATACCTTCATCATCGAACGCGGCTGTGCCCGAACATTCAACGCCTGTGCCGCGCGCGGCAACTGGGAAAACTTCGGCGGCTTCGACTCCATGCCCTTTGAAACCGTCATTCGCTAACCACAAATGCACTCAGATGCACACGGATAAAAACAAAAGCGACTGCAAGATCACGCGACCGTATGTTGTCCACCCTTCAGGGTGTCCCGGTCCCATCTGTGTTCATCCGCGTCCATCTGCGGTTAAAAAAATTTATGCAACTCATCGACAAAACCTATTGCGGCCTTCCCTGGAAGGATGGCGGGCGCTCACGTTCCGGCCTCGATTGCGCCGGCCTCGCCCAGCTCTGGCTCACGGAACAAATGGGCCTCAACTTCACCGTGCCACCCACCGGCCCGGAACCGGATGCGGAAAAGCTGTTTAATCCCATTTATAAAGCGGGTGCCTTGGAACGCGGTGACGTCGTTTTTTTCCGTGTCGGCAAATCGGGCCGGGTCTGCCACGTGGCCACTTACCTGGGAGACAATCGTTACCTGCATATCTTGAAGGGCTCGGTTTCACGCATGGAGACTGGCACCACCCTTATGGAGCGAATCGGATTGAAAGTTGCCGGTGCCATCAGCGCCAGGGATGCCGAAACTCTCTGTCTGGCTTTACGAGATAAACATTTGGGTGACCCTATCGACTGGGTAATAGTCGCGTTGTTGGTGATCTCCATAGCACTTTCAGCAGCTTCCGCCTTTTTGTTGCGTCCCAAGCTCGGCCAGCTCCGCAACCAAACCGGCCGTTATGGTTTCGATTCTCTCTTCACTCAATCCACCAGCGAGCTGCCCTTGCCTGATGTCCTCGGCGCGGTCACCATTGCCGGCAATTCTCCCTTCCAGTCACTGATCGATAAAAGCCAGACTCCGACTGATACCACGCAGCAAAAAGCCAACAAGGTGGTGGTCCTCTGCTCGGGGCCGATTGAAGATATCACGGCCAATGGTGTCGTGGCCAAGATCAACGGCTTGCAATACAACAATCCTTTCTTCTACAAAGCCAATCCGGATCGTGGATTATACCAGAACCCGATTCAGGACAAAACCAATGCTGTCAGCGGCACGATTGGCGCAGATCTCAATCGCCCCAGCTTCACCAACTATTTCGGGCAACATGACATCGCCATCGCTCACGATGTGCGCGCCCATTTCGACCGTGGATTCCCGGTCTATGGCTTCTCCGGTTCCGCTTACATGGTGTTTCGCCTCATTGATTCCACCAAGTTCCCCAGCTTCAATTTGAATGTCACCGTCAAAGGCAGGCAGTTTCGAAAATTTGACGCCAATGGTTTCACGGTCACCACAGTTACCGGCGAATCTCTCACCGGCGCTGATGGCAGCAAAGTGCGTTTCAAGCTCGCCCATTGGGACATCAAGGATGTGAGCAATTTGACGGTGAACGGCACCGCTTACAGCCAGATCAGCGCCACCAGCCAGACCGGCAATGTTTATCAGTTGAACAAAACCAAGGGCTTCGTGGAATTCATCACCGCCCCGGCCAGCTCCGCCACCATCAGCATCACCTACACCTGTTACCCGCGTGTCTGGTCTGCGAACCCGGCCGTCCATCTCGTTTATCTGCTCACGGAAAAACTGCGTGGCAAAGGCTTTGATGAATCGAAAATCAACTGGCCCGCTGCGGATGCCCTGCAGGATTATTGCGATGCCTCCGTTACCTGGGTCAATTCCAGCGGCACCTATACCAGGCCACGCTACCAATGCAATTACATCCTCGATTCCAAAAAGCCTATCCAGGATCACATCCGCGCCGTGTTGGATTCCTGCTATGCTTATCTCTTTCTCGGCCAGGGCAAATTCGTCATGAAAGCCCGCAAGGCGGAAACCAGCGTCATGGACTTCGACGAATCCAACATCCTTGCCGACAGCTTCAGCAGCGAGAAGATTGACCGTTCAGGCCGCTGCAACCGCATCCACGTCTTCTTCCACAGCGCCGATACTCTCAACGCCGAAACCGAAATCATCCGCGATGATATCAATGACCAGCAGTCTCGCGCCGATAGAGTGGGGGACAACGGTATCGTCGAAGAAACCCTCCGCGTCCCGGCTGTCACCGACCAACCCCAGGCCGAACGTTTCGGTGAACAAATCCTGCGCGAAGAAGTAAACACCCGCTGGACCTGCGAATTCAAAACCAACATCAAAGGCCTCGCCCTCGAACCCGGCGACGTCATCACCGTCACCCACAGCAGCCAACCCGCCTGGAATCAGAAATTATTCCGCATCGAAGAATTCACCTACGACGACCAGGACCGCTGCACCCTCAGCTGCTCCGAATACTTCGACGGCGCCTACATCTAA